ATCGGTCCTATCTGGGCCGCTGCATTGGTAGATCGTTGGTATGAACTTCCGGTGAATCCGGAGGGTTCCTATGATCAGAGAGTAATCTCTTTTCAGGGGTTCACTCTGGAGGAAGCTGAGAAGTCTCCTCATATTCAACTTTCTTATCCAACTAAGATGTTGGATTTCTATCCGAAAGGACGGAAAGTTCCTTACATCTCAGCTGTAAAATATGCAGTTGGTCAGCCGATGGGAGCATTATCCTCTTGGGCAATGCTTGCTGTAACTCACCATGTTATGGTATTTGTCGCGGCGAATAGAGCGGGAATTAAGGATTTCAGAGATTATCTGGTTCTCGGAGATGATCTTGTTATTGCTAATAAAGACGTGGCAATGCACTATCTTGCGTTAGCGAAGGAATGGGATATTGCCATTAATTTGTCAAAATCCGTTCTTTCTACTAATGGAAGTTTAGAGTTTGCTAAACGATTTATTTACCAATATCAGGATGTTTCCGGTCTGTCACTGAGAGAAATCTCAGTGGCCCGATATGATCTGAGAGCCTTAGCCCAACTCATTGAGAGAGTTTCCTCTTTCCGTGAGACTCGGATTTCTGAACTCATCTCCTTTCTAGGATATGGGTACAAAAGTCTGAGTCGAATCACAACTAAGTTTAAACGACTACCAGAGCGGTTAGCTAATAGTTTACTATTACTAACTTATCCGGGAACTCGTTTTTCTAAGTTGGATTCGGTTCAGGACTGGATTCTATCAGCTTCGGCTAATAGACCACCAGTTACTAAACTTCCGGAAGAGGCCATGAAGATTATTAAGGGTTTACTCCTTGGAGTAGCCCACTCGATACCGGAGTCAGGATTTCCTAAAACGGTAGACGAGTTTCATCTTCAATGGGAATCTCTCTTTGATATGGGTTTCCTAGTCTCCCATTATGGACCAACGAAGGCAATGGAACAATTTCAACGATGTTTCTTTATGAGAAGCATGTTGCAAGGAGTTCTTATGCCGATGTATTGGAAATTTATGGAAGATTGGGATACAACCGTAGTGGAGGTTAAGGATACGTTTGACGTTAATGAAGATGTTAGCTTCGATACCGCATGGGATCGACTTCTCGAACTTGAAAGCATTGCTTCCAATGTAGGGAAGGCTAGTGAACTAGCAGTTATCACCGATGTATTAACGATCAACCGGTCTTCGCTTCTGCGTAGAGCTCAGTCTGTTCGAAATTTGATATTATCTCTTTCCAAGGACACACTTCGTCAACGTCAATTGGCGAATAGACAACCTAAATTAGGGACTTCNTCCGCTCCAGTTAAGAAAGATCTACGATCTTTATTAGCTGAACGAATGAAGAAACAGTCTAA